TAATACGCTGAATTTATACTAGTTAAACCTTCTTTCATTAATTCTTGAATAATTTGTTCATTTATTGTCATTTATCAATCTCCAAATAAAGCTCTATTTGTTGGGTTATCTTCATAAATATAATTTGCATAACTTGACCAGTTTGTAGCTGTTTTATAGACTGCTTCAGAACCAACGGGAACGTAAATACGGACTTGAGATGTAATATTTCTAAAAACATTTGTATCATCCAGCACTGTAATAGTTGATGGTGCTGTAAATCGTTTAATAGTATAAACGTTAGCACAATAATTGGTAGAAAATGCTGAACCATAAATTAATTCGATGTTACTTAAAATCACAACATTATTTAAACTATAACATGAATCAAAAGTAACAGTTGGTAACGAAGATACATTTGCTAAAAATATCACCTTTTTTAAACTATAACAATATTGGAAAACAGCCGTTCCCATACTATTAACACTACTTGGAATAATAATAATATTTAAATCATAACATCCTTGAAATGTTGAACTATTTATTGTCGTTAGACTATTAGATAATGATACAAAAGATAAACCATAGTTGTCTTTAAATCCTACTATACTAGTAACTGAAGTTGGTAATGTTACATATTTTAATTTATGACACTGTATAAAACAATTTGTACTAATTGTCGTGATATTAGTAGATAATGTTAATAATTCTAAACTATGAGCATTATTAAATGCACCACTCATCGTATCAGTAATTTTACCATCCATAAATATTCCATTTAATGTGTCTTTATAAGTCTGATTTGTACCACCTATAAAGCAAGTTACAATTCCACCATTATAACCAAATCTAAAAGTTCCAGTTCCTGATGATATCCAAATTCTTATCTCATAACTTCCCGCTGTTGAATATGTATGTGTTGTAGTAATGTCTCCTGAATTTGTAGTAGTATAATCAGCAGTGCCATCTCCCCAAGATATAGTGAGAGTGGATGAATCTGATTTATTGAAATAAACTGGCAAATCATATCCTGTGCCTGCATTCACAGTTACAAAAGCATGAGTTTTACTATCGGACGTATTATAAATTGCTCCAACATCAATATCAGTCTGAATATTAGTCAATTGAGCATTAGTGTAATTCCATTCTTTAAAAGTTAATGCACAACTTTGTTTAGTTACTGCATCTAATGTAGTCGGAATCGTAGGTGGTGTTACAGTATCACCTACATCACAATATCGTTCGGCGATTTTATTGGTCAACTTCCCATTCTCAATATCTAAATAGTGAAATCTAATTGTTAAAACTCCCGAACCAACATCTTCCCCACTATTAATTATTTTAGGTTTAATTATCATAAAGCACCTCCACTTGAGCATTTCACAACAGGTATGCCAAGATTAAGAGTTTCTGTTGGTGTACTAGTTACTGTAAAAGTAATTGTGTTGTTTGATTGAGTATAATCTAGTCCATAATCGCTATAATACGAGTCTGCAGCTTGGATTAATACCAAATCATTACTTGTCAATCCTGTAATAGTTTGTGAAAAAGAATTAGCCGTCCATTCTCCCACCTCTATTGTAAGAGTATAAGTTTTATTAATTCTTGCATCTAATTCAGTTTGAATATCAGTTAATGTATCTCCACCATTATCATAACTAATTGCACTAGCTGGATGTGAATTCGCAGTCTCTCTATTTATTAAAGCATTATGGTCAGTGGTGATTGCTGAAGTTGGTACTCCAGTCTGAACTGTTCTAAAGTCTGCACTTTCAACATATGTCCCAGCTGGAACTCCCGATGTTCTCTGATAAATCACACGATATATTAATTTCCATTCTGCTGTGATTAAATTGATTGTTGGTGCTGACGCATTTCTAGCATTTGTAAGATTTGAATAATCTCCTTGACCAACAACACAATATATAGGCTCTGTAGGATCGTTTGTAGCGTATACCCAGTTTGTAGCATATCTATTGTTTGTGACGTCTTGTAGCGTTCCTGAACCGTTATCATATCGGAGAATACCTCCAATACTAACTGCTTTTGCATAGTTTGAACCACGAACTAATCTCATTCCTGTCGTTGCGTTTCTATACCATAAAGAACATGTCGTACGCGTGCTACCTGTATCAGCTTGTAAATCTTCATCATAAATAATACCTTGAGTAACACTTAGAGTCGATGTTGTAAAAGTAGCAGTTAATCCACTTTTATACATTGCTCCAATATTATTATGAGCCCAATTGTGCCAAGCTTTGTTGCGTTCGTGTCCGTGCCTTTCATCAGTTAGGGCATAGGTTGAGCCGTCTTTGAATACTATTCCCACTGGTATGTTAGTCCCAATAGTTAAGTCCCATACACTAATACTCTTTTGCAATACTCCCGCTGAATCCAAATAAATGTAAGTTATGGTCTGATCATTTGTGACAGTTACAGTTTGAGTATTAGTTAATACATGTTTGACACCCATTGTGTACACCGTGAACGATGTGGCAACTGGTTTCAATGTAACTACACCAGAACCGTTTATAGTAATTGAAGAATCAGTACGATTTACAAATCCTGCAAAAGTCTTGTATACGTCTGTGGTGCTGTTCTCCCATCTTGTCCCACTATACTTTAAAGTATCCCCCGATGTTAAACTACTTGTATATACATTGGATAAACGCTCAATAGTTGGCAAAGTACGAGATTGAACTGCTATTTGACCAGTCCCACTCTTCACTTTAACCATTCCAATTACCACAGTTGTGTTTGGGGCATCTGGTCTTGTTGTTCTGAATCCTCCTGCCACTGTATCTGAGAGATATAGAACGTCCCCTGCATTGTATGAATTAGTGTTAACTCCACGAACAGTCCCCATAACCGTCACGAATCCATCTTCATTATGAGGTATATCGTCTGTTGTTAAACCTAGATATTTCAAGGATGTTGACTCTGAATTGGCTTGAGCTTTTGCGATTGTTGGTCGGTTGCCTGTCGCTCCCGTGATATAAACCGGTGTACCATTATCTATTTGTGATCCAGTTTCATTACGAACCCTTGCCCATACTTCTTGCCCTATCTGATTTGTACTATTTGTAGTTGCATCGTATTCCCAGCATTTGTCAGTATTGTTCCACCTTAATCTACCAACCTTCGTGGTGCTTGTTGCTCCCGTGTTTGAGTCTATGTAGTCAACGTCAATTATTCCAGCATCTTCGAAGGTTAAATCACCACTCATAGTATCGCCAATAATAGCAACTGCTCCTACCTCTGATGGAGTATAATTTGGCTTGGTAGGTGCTTTCGCCCATGCCGAAACAGTCGGATCAACTTCGGCAGTTAAGTAATTGCCAGCTGGTTGTAATCCTAAATCTGAAGATGTTTTGTTTCCTGTAAGTTCTACGGAATTTATAGACGGTTTATTAGATAAAGCAGTATAATCCGTTGTTCCACTGCTGACAGTTGAGTAATTACCATCATTTCCTAAATATTTACTACCATCACCTGTTGAAACTAATTTACCTACATTTGTTTTCTCACTCGAGCTTAAATGAATGTTTGAATCGGATATGTGAGATTGTATGTTTGAGTTTGCAGGTTCATAACTTCCTGCTGGTTGTAATCCCAAATTAGCAGATGTCTTATTACCAACTAATTCTACAGAGTTTATTTGGGGTTTGTTAGTAATTGTGGAATAATCTCGAGTTCCAATTGTTCCGGGGAATTGATAAGTGCCATCATCTGAGAGAAATAAAGTGCCATCACCAGTGATGTCTATAACGTCTGTAATATTATATAACTCTTGTATTTGTGCGGTGTGAGTAGCTATAATATCAGGATTATCTTCAGCAGTGATTGTTGAAATGTTGAGGGCATCATCAATGGTTAAATTATATTTTTGCCATTGTACTTTTACAGTCTCATCACCACTGAGGATCGTTGCCCAAAGTTGGAGTTCCAAAGTGCCAGCCAATGTTAAAGAATCATCTAATTCAATTGTATAACTTGTTTCTCCTGACCCAAGAGAATATTGTTTTGTTATTGTGCCATTCTGACAGTCCATAATAAAACTAAAATCTTCGTAATCCTCAGGAACTGCAATGTTTATTGATGTTCCTAAATTTTCATTGTCAAAACTATGTACTGTATTCTGATTATATACTGCTCCGTTGAGCAAATATGTCAAACTTAAATTTTTATACATTTTTTACTCCATCATTTTTTTATTCTCCGCTCACCAATTTAAAAACACGGCTTGCCAAAAATTTCTTTATCAATTTCATATACACATATAGCTTTTCTTGACAAGAAATTATCTTTAATTAATTGCGTTACAACGTGTTCTAATGTGTTTATTTTAATATCTAGTTCTACACAAATTTTATCTTTCAAATATTTAGGTATCATCACGATATTATCTTTGTCCATGTATTTTATGAATTGAAGTATAACCAAAAAACATTTTGAGGACATTTGATTCAAGTTAGTTAATTTATCAATATTTATTTTTATATAATTTTTATTGTACATTTATTTCTCCGCTTTCCAACAAATTAGTATCTTTTTCATTGTTTTCAAAAGCCGCTAAAGTTCGAAATGTTCTACCTTTTATTTGATTATAATCAATTTGCAACCTTAATCTTGATATATTTTGCCAATCACCTTTTGCAAAAAAGTAAGGATTTAGTTCATACAACCCTTTTTCCATACGTATCAAAATTTTGCCTTTTACTAAGTCCGTTAATACGTTATTTATAGATCTGATATTTTTTAAATTTAATTCTTTGGCTATAATTTTCTTAACTCCAAAACTAATACTTAACTGCATACCTTTTGTTTCTGTTGCGTAACATGTATGTCTTAACAATGCATAAAGTATATTTTCATGTCCTCTTGGCAAATCCGATAAAAACAAAACATCCTGCAAATATAACTTTATATAAGGCGGTTCATTACCCCATGAAAAAGTACGATTTACGCGTTGTTGCAATAATTCACCATGTTCATTTAATATTGAAGTCTCAATAGATTGGTTTATTCTAGGCATAATTTACCTCCATAACGATATCATATCCATCATATGATAAAAACAATAGTTTGTCAACAATATTATCATATTATTTCTGTACACCATATCATATTATGTCTGTGTATCATCTGATCAGATGATAAAAGAACATGGATCAGATGATAAAAGAACATGGATCAGATGATATCATCGACACCCCTCTAAGGAGCATCATTACTGGGCTGAAGGCACTTTTTTGGTCGTTTCAATTCTCTATATTATACACAGGCTGTTTTTTAGCCTAAATTACGACGAAGAAAAGAACGTACCACATGGATCGGGATGCATAATCATTGCGATGATCAAGCACCCTCCCAGTGGACAAAAAATAATTATTCAAATTTCAATCTTCACGTCTCATGCCAACCGAGACATCGGGGTGAGCTTGCGAATTTTGATGTCGGTGGACGGCAGCGTCATTCTCTTAAACCCAACTTCATCAAATTATCTCGAACATAGTACTGGAAAGCGTCGACTGTGTGGTCGGCATATTGATAACTATAATCTCTAGAATGAGTGTTGTAATAGATTTCTGTAGAAGGTAACTCTTTCTCCATTTTATCAGGTGTAGGCTTACCTTTCTCCACAGAATCTGCACACCACATATAGTTGGTCATCTCTTTAATAAACATCTGATTATTTTTATTATCTAAAATTCTGAACTTCCCTCGAGCAATAAAATCTTGAGAGAATTCAATTAATTCTTCTTTATCTTTACCTTTGTTGACAGGATGAAGTCTGATTCCATAATCTTTATAATACTGATTTCGCAATGCACCCTCTGCACTATCTATAGTTTCCATATCTACAGAGGTAGAGTATTCCCGCTGTAGAGCTACTCTAAAGCTGAATATATCTTTCGCTAATTCAGTAGGTGCTTTTTTGATTTGTTTCTCAGCTGGTGAGTAATAATATGTGTCTAATAAATACCAATTGCCATCGCTTGCATATCCAAAACATAAACAAGTTGTAGCTGAGGTTTGGTGTCCTGTATCAATACCAAAATCTAAATAAAGAATCCTTAATTTGTTATCTTTAATGTGAGTTTGAGTGACGATCTGTAATAAATCTGGATTGTATATTAAACCATCTATACCTATTACTTCACCTAGATAAATCCACCTATACCGCTTTTCATCATACTTCTTGAGCCTTTCAGCTTCTTCAATAAATGAATTACCCAACCAATCATGAGGAACTGCCCTATAATCTGTACTTGTTGCTTTTACACCATCTCTGTGACGTTGATTCTCAACCCATAAATTTACCCAGTGATAGCGATTCTTCGGTGGATTGTAGGAATAAAGTGAGATGAACCAATCCATATTTCCCCGAGAGAAAGTGGCTATGATTTGGTCTAGAATGTCCTGATTATCAAACTCAGTTAGCTCTTCAAACCAAACTATCTTTATGGGATTACTTTCGTCTATCATCCCTTTGAGGCGTTCATAATCATCGCCACCAGCAAAATAGATGTTGTTCCCATTTGCAAGTCGTATATACATTGGAGAGAGATAACACCAGTAATCCATCTCTTTAATTTGCCCAAGACGTTTTAAAGCTCTCAATATCTCTTTATATACACTGTTCCTAATTGTATTCTGATACCTTTTAAGTATGACTGCACTACAATTCTTTTCTTGAAGACAGTGAAACACAACTTTGATGGCATTCTTACTGGTTTTGGTTGATGCTCTTCCACCCAAGTCAATTTGATGAGGTTGCTTTGAGAGAAATGTACCCCAAAAATGAGGAGCAATTATTTCTTTCAATTTAATTTTATTTGTTGTTCCCATTTTTTATAAGTCACCCTTACTTTATGTTATAATACTACTGAGTGTTCTATAACATTCTTATTTTTCATGATTGAAAGGGCTCTTAAATTTATTTTATATAACATTAGAAGTGAGTGTAATGTGGATTTAATGCTTAACTAGGAAGTAGGTTTGGAAAAAAAGCTTTGAACTATATCTAATACCTCCTCTAGTATTTAATCATGGGATATTTCTCTGAAGCTGGCGTGTCTTTTATTGAATGAGTAATTGAAATTGCTCATTTATTTTACTTTCCAACTCTTTTATTTCGACTAATATGTCTTCGCTATTTCTGAGAGGAGTAAATTTGTAGAAATATCTAGTGAATGGAATCTCATAGCCGACTTTTGTCTTCTTCTCATCGATCTGAGCATCTGGTACATGGGGTAAAACTTCTCTAGCGAAATACTCTTTTATGTCCTCTTTCAGCGGGATTCTTTCTGTATCTTTACCATTAGTTTTACTATTGATAGTAATCTTGTGATACCCAAAATCTGCATTATCAAAGTCAATATAATCTTCATGAGTTTCAATCATCGAATAAACTTTGACAATATCTTCTCTGTTTTTATCGTTTATTAAATTTCGCTTGTTTCCCAGAGATTTTCTCATCTTCTCAAAGTAGGATATCCCATTTACTAGCCTAATCTTGCCTTTTCTTAAATCTGATTTACGATTTGAAAGTATCCAAATATATGTAGAAATGCCTGTGTTATAAAATAACTGATCTGGTAGGGCAATAATTGCTTCAAGTAAATCGTTTTCTATTATCCATCTTCGGATTTCGCTTTCTCCGCTTCCTGCATCTCCTGTAAATAATGGTGAGGCATTTAATACTATTCCCAACTTTCCTGTTTTAGAGAGTTTAAAAATACAATGTAATAAAAACAACATTGAACCATCTGATGTTCTAGGACAACCTACTATAAATCTGCTATCTTCTTTTACTTTTTTTTCATATTTTTTCCAATCTAACCCAAATGGGGGGTTTGATAAAATTAAATCAAACATTTTATCTGCATGTAGGTCTTCGATTAAGGTATTACCACATTCAATTCCATCTCCAAGATAAAATCTTGAAATTTTAGCAGTATCAGAATTTAATTCCTGCCCAAATATAAGTGCCTTTGGATATTTATCTCTTGCTGTTGACAAAAATCCTCCAGTACCACATGTCGGATCGTATATATAATTAGGATCATTAATATTAATCAAATCTATTGTTAGGTTTCTAATATCTTCAGGGGTATAAAATTCAGCCGTTGTAGTCTCGGCAAAATATGTTAGAAAACATTCGAACAAAGCACCCAAATCTAATGTTTCTACATTGTATCTACTAATTAAATTCTTTAATTCTATTTTTATTTTATCTTTTAGAAGTATAGACTCTTCCCCGCACAGAAAAGGTAAAATTATCTTGTGATAATCATGGGGAGAATATTCTGATCTTAAAATATCTGAACATGCCTTAACAAAATCTTTTAACATTTATTATCCTATTAGATTGGTTGATATTTTTAATACATACTAAAATCATAAAATATATTCTATTAGTACAATATGTAAATGTTTTAAAGAGTACTAATAGACTTTAACCCTATTAATATATTGAATACAGTTCATCTTTTATGAACCCATCCACTTCTTGTCGCATAAAACCCAAAAAATCTTTATGTATAAACAAATCTTTATTTTTTATATTAGTAAAGGTTTTAAGTTTACACGCCAAAAGTGTTTGATATTTCCTTTTTTGCATATCCAACCTATAAAACATATTTAAGTAATCTAATATCTTTTGTAAATTATAAAGGTTGCAATCTTTTTGTCTTAAATAATCATTGCATTTTTTATATTCAAAATAAAACTCAAATTTATTATTAACCCTAACAACATTCTTAAAAACCACAAAACGTTTCCCAAAATACTTATTATTATCTCTTGGTGCATCACCTGAAATAATTTTAAAAATAAGGGCAACATCTTCTTTCAAAAGAAACTCAATGTCTTTAAAATCTTTTGTCGTTTTCACATAATACTGATCTTCGTGCGCCCAATTCAGTTTTACATAATCTTTGCTTAACTTTTCGGTTGTTACGGTTCGTTCTAAATTATTAAAACCATCCAAACAATAGTATTTTGCAAAAAACTTAATTAGTAAATCATAAATATAATCCTGCTCTTGTTGATTATATACTGTTAGTTTTGGAGCAATTTGACCATCTAAAAAATCCATAATAGATTCTTTTTCAAAATTCTCCATAGGTGTTATACTCGAAGAATTTGTCTCGAATAATTTCTGTAAATCTTTAATATTTATCTATTTCACCTCCTCAAACATCCTCTTTTTGAATTCCTCTTCAATAAGCATTACATTCCAGTTTTCTTGATCAGTACGCAGTTTGAGAAGATTATTGTCCCCATTAACGTAGATTTTTTGGTACTTGTCCCGCTGAATATCTTTGAAGAACGCCTCGAGAATAGCACTATCTTTATTTATGTCACCGGTTAATTCCCGCCATATTACTAATACTTTTTCTCCATCCCGAGTCGTTCCACTAACCATTTTTATCTTGTATGTACTTCCATTTTTAAGTTTTGCAATCACACTTAAATATTCACCTTCACTTGTGAATTCAGCATCGAATCTTTTCATGGCATAGTTTTTATCCACTTTTAGACCAATCAAGTAATTAAAAGTCTCTACAAGATCTATATTTCTGGTTTCTCCATTGATTTTCATTGAATAACTAAACGGCTTTGAAAACTTATCTACACTAAAAAGACTGTCTCTACTTTCGATGTCGAGCATATAAGACAAAAGATATTCCTCTCTTATAGGTTCTGTCATTTCAATTTGTGGAGACTTAAATTCTAGATTATCAAGAGTATCATCATAGCTTTCTAGACGAATATATTTAAATGCGTGCGATGATCCTTTTCGGGAAACCGGTTTACCATCCTTCCAATCAGCCGAGTATATAACTTTCTGAATCCTTGGCTTCATTACAGTATCAAAATACTCTCCCATTTCAACAAGTATGTATTTTCGATGCCCATTATCTTCTCTATTTAGGTTTATAGTAGCATGGGCTGTGGTTCCGGAACCAGCAAAGTGATCACAAATGGTCAAACCACATATAGATAAATGTCCGAAAATTTTTTCCATCAATGACGAAGGTTTAGGATATGGAAATGAAACCCCAATTTCCCCAAACAGCCTTGCTATATCGCGCGTACCATTAGAATTTGTATATTTATTATCTACAGCAAATAATGTACTTATATTTTTACTCTGTTTAGCTACATCTTTTTGATATTTCTTTATATAGAAGCTGTATTCACCTTTATACTCCTCATGTGTTTTATAATATACTACTTTACCCGCTCTTTCCATTTCTTTAAAAGTCTCTTCAATATAATGCCATTGCTTTTTATTTTCTTCATTATAGTATATGGGAGGATAATGCGTGATCCCTAGATAAGAGTTATGTATAGGATACCTCGCATATCCATAACGACCCGCGTCAACTTTTATCAACAAATTGTCTTTTTGCCAATTTCCATTAACATCATTGTCCGGATTTGAAAAATTCTCGAATGTTCTAGAATCTCCCACTATTAGATTATTTGCAATCAAATCAGTAAAATTAACACAGTAACATATTATATAATCATGATGTTTATTAATAGATGGTTTAGCCGTTTTTTCTCCAAATGAAACTTTTCTTAAAAACTTGCATATGAAATTCTCCTCTCCAAAAACCTCATCACACAACATTTTCAATTGAGCTTGTTCATTATCATCAATACTGATAAAAATAACGCCATCCT